TTCATTGAAAAAGAAATTGTTGTGGTTGTCTCTTACTAGATCATTATATGTGACCACTATCTTAGGACGATGACCTACATTTGTTGCATTTCTAGAAGTAAAACGCTTCACAAATCTTGTAAATTGATCAGTCTCTTGTGATCCTGAGAACGATATTCTAAACCCACAATCTGGTATTAAACCTGCTAGCGTCCCTGAGACGATTGATGTGACATCGACATTAAGATCTTCGTCTCCTACTACGAAAGTCTGCGCTCTCCAGAGATTAACGATTCCATTTCCATCATTTAGATTTCCACTTGTAATAATGTCAATATCATTTGATCCTAATAAGCCTTGCTTATCTGCGCCGGTTACATACCAAGTCTCTACAAACCCCGATGAGACAGATGCAGTTAAAAAGTTACATACATCGATGTCTCTAAATCCTACAACATCTCTTCCAGCCCCTTCGTCAAAGCTTCTTGAGAGTGGGAATACTATTAGCTTAAAGTTAGTAGGTGTTGGTTGACCGCCATAAACATCACTCATCACCAGATTGCACTTAAAAGATGGACTATTGATGTCAAGTTTTGACGCCATCAAGTCTCGAAGAGGTGAGTAATCAAACTTAATAAGTGCTCTAGACAATTCTATAGGTGTAGTTTCACCGACAATAGAATTTTCATCGTACAGCTTAAATAGATCAAGTGTTCCTGCTTGTCCTAGATTAGCATCAGTTGCTCTAAAGGACGATCCAATGATCTTATTTGTGATGTACGTGTCTTTGCTGGATGAAAGAGATAAATACATTGCATCTCCTAGCTGGCATTTCCAATTATGTCGAAGTCAGGATAACGTACTTCGAAAATACCACCGGGAGGTGGAACGATCATTCCATTGAAAGTGTTCAATGGAACATTAAAGATTACATCGCTATATTCAGTTCCATTAACTACACCATTCACATTTTCAAATGTTAGATTTGAAACAGATAGAACACCATCTGTATTAAGAAGAATGTTCATGATATCTGACGTGACAATAGATTGGTCGATCTGGAAGTTTTTAATGTTAAAGTAATCTTTCAAAGATTGATTGATCATCAGTAGCGTTGTATTTTTAACTGCAACTGGATTTAAAGTAACTGTATATTTGACACGAATATTGACAATTGATGAGTCTACGATGTCGATTGCATCTGATATTAGTCTAAATTCATTAAGATACTTACTAAGATTGATCTTTAGAGTATCACTTGATAGGACAAGTTGTCCATTTGAATTACGACTCACGACATACATCAATGTTGAGAGTGGGTTGATTGGGTTGGGTCTAAATCCTGCTCTATAGACTCTTCCAAAGTTTGATGGCATTGTGTAGACGCGTGCAGCAGCATCCTGCTTTGTCACGATTCTGTTCTGCGCATTTGCATAACTTAGCGCAAGTGCCCGCAAATCTTCGAGTGATAGCGCATCTTCACCGCCGACAGCAGTTTCTGTATTGTCAACTTCAAATGTTGCTCTAATTGTAGAAGCCATACTTGACGGGGTTGATGGTGGAAAGTTATGAATAAGCTTAGTGATTGAGTTGATTGTCCCAGATCCTACGTTATTATTCAACCCACCACCATATCGATAAGACACAGAAATTGTCGTATTAGTAGGTGAAATTCCTAAACTTCTAGTTTGAAGTAATGTGTTAGGATCAATTGAGACTTTGTTAAAAGTTTTCTTTGAACCATAAAGTGGAAGTGCAATCTCTGATGGATCTGGAATAATATCATCATCAAGTGAATCAGCGTTACCTGATCCAAAAGTAATTGTTGTCTTTCCTGTTACACGGCTTGTGTTTGAGATGAATCTTCTTGGTGCTGGGATGACAGACAAAGCATCTTCGACAACACCTGAATCTGATTTTTTATTGGTGACAGATTTGTAGATTACATCATGTGTAAGTGACTCGACTTCATAGTACTGATTACCATCAAGATCTGACACGCTAATAATTTCTGAGACATTTTGATTTGTAAGTGTAATTGATCTAAATGGAACAAAGTTGCTGTCGATTGTAAAAGTCTCATTTGCAACTCTTCCAGATGAACAGATTCCTACAGCTTTAAGAACAAACTTAGCAGGATTTCCTGATGCATCTAGTGAGTAGATTTTAAATGCTGCAATTAAATTTCCATTTGAATCTAACTTACCAAAGTCAACATCTTCTGTTAGCTCAAATACGATACCAGAATTTGATGTTACTTGTGTGCCAGCTCTAATGATAGGAAGATACTGCTGGTTAGGTATGTAAGATGATCCCACAACTGTTGCAGGTATAATTGCATAAAAGTTAACGTTGAGAATTGCAGGAGATGCTCCCCCGATCTTGACACCTGTTCTTCTGACAAGTCTCTCAACGTTATTAACATCTGTTGCTGATGCAAGATCTAGCTCATTAAATTGGTAATCAAGATAGTAAGAAAGAACGTCACCAGTGTAAGCTGCCATGTCAATAAACATGCCTGCTACAGAATTCTCTGATACATCTTTAATCTGGTCAGCATAGTAACTTTTTGCATAAGTTGCAAGATTATCACGTAGACTATCAAAGTCTTTTCCGAGATAGGATCTTTGTCTTTTTTGACGCAGCTTCTGTTGAATTGTTGCCATTATCCCATCACCTCAAGTATAATCTTAACTTTTTGATTACTTGCACCAATTTTTGGAACGCTATAGTTGATCAAAATCTGGAATTTTGCCTGCCCATTTTTATCTGTGGGTATATTCTGCATATCAAATGTATCAAGTGAAATAAAGGGCATATACTTTTCTACCGTTTTCATGATAGATTGCATTGCACTTGTCTCAACGTCTGTATTGGTTGCAAACTCTGCCAAGATTGATCTTAGATTACCACCGTAGTCGTATAAACCGATTCTCTCACCATAGTTCGTGAGGATCATATTTCTCATGTTATCCTTGATCTGATCCTCGACTGATGTCGTCATCACATATGGGTTACCATTTCCCCCTAGTGAAACAGGTGTCTTGATGCCAATTGGAAATACAGGTACAGGTGATGCAGTTGATCTAAGCTGCGTCACCGTCGTACCGATATTTTTGAAACTACGTTCTGCCATCTCAGATTATAAGTATTTAGATGTCAAGAACCCAAGATTTTTTGAGATCTAATCGACTGTAACTTTTGAGAGATCTCTAATTTATCTGACGTTATCTTTGCAGAAGCAGTAATATTAGTTGTATTTATTGCTGCAGCAGATGCAGGTATTGCTGCAATAACAGCGTTTGCTACGCTAGCCTGAGCAGTCTGTAGATTATCTATAATGTCAACTAGATCATTAATGATCGTACTAAACTCATCATACCGTAGATAAGGTTGATCAGAATTAGTTCCCGCAATTAAAACTTTGCCATCGCTTCCTGGCACAATGACAATATTACCGTCATCTTTGATGACAATACTTGCTCCCGTTGATTGAGATGTGATCTTCACATCTCCTCTTGCAACAAGACGAACTTTTGTGCTCTTTAACGCAGCATATGCAGATGATCCGCTACCGTCTATTCCCTCTATTTGGACGCCAAGATCAAGGTCAACATTTTCATTGATTGTCAAATATAGACGTGATAAATCATTTTTAAAGTCTACTGCACCATCATCAGATGCTTTTTTCGTCTTATCGACTTCTTGATCATTTCGAGTGTTAGTAACGGGAACAGTTTTAAGGCTGTGTCCTGCAACTATATCGACAATTCCTTTCTCGGCTTGATTTGCTGTATTTCCAAGCCTGATAGATGCGTTATTTGATCCCTGGATAACTAAATCTCCAGGACTACGAACAATCCTTGGTACAGGTTCTACTTTAAACTTAGTGTTGTATTCAACAGAGCTATTGATGATGTTTTCATCACTATTGAAGAATCCTAACGTCTTGTTGTAAATAGAATTTGTATTACCCTCGGGAAAGTTTACTGGATTTTGATCCGTATTGTTAAACTTATCTTTAGCACTTGGACTACTTGAATTAGGATTGACTATCCTTCCAATGTGTGTGTAATTAGTATCATCTGAAATATAGTCGCCTGTCTTTCTGCAAACCCAATAGTGCATTTGCCCATCAAAGAATATCCAAACTTCTTCAGCGGGCTTAATTGGTAAGCAAAGATGTGGTGGAAAAAATGGGTAAGCAATATGCTGATCTAGACGACCCGCACCAATTACTTGACACCAGATCGAATTAATGGGCATTCGATCAACAAGCGCACCCACTTCAACTGACTTTTTAATCAAGTCTGTCTGTGCTTCTGATAAATTCTTTGGATCTGAGAAGAATTCAACAACTTTAGCTGTATAAAAGGAGCTTGTGTGATATCCCGTATTGGACCTTGCAGATTTATCCGCACTTGGTAGTATGTACGGACTTCCAATCCGCGATAAGACACTCATTAGCTCTCACCGATCTTGTCGTAGATAGAATCCATGCTCATCTCCTTACTCTCTTCTTGGGCAATTAGTTCAGCCAGCTTAAGGATTTGATCGTTGGCACGTGACATTCTCTCGATGTACTTCGCGACGACGGGGCCAAGTATGTTGTGATTTGCTGTATTACCCTTCACTTGCATTAATGCATCAGTGAACAGTATTCCCGCATTCTCACGATCATTTACGGCATTCTCATAGATCTCCTTCCAGAGCATCTTCTTCTTATCTTCTGTGGAAGTAAGACTATCTAAAATATCAGAAAACTGCTTGATCTTCTTTTCTTTCTCGTCAAGTGAATCGAGTGATTTATTCATATTTGACATGACGTGCTCTCTTTAGAAAATATCATATTCGCCCGTGACCATGAGGTCCTTGTATCTCTTCCTAATGCTTGACATGGCAATAGAAAGCTGCTTGGGTGATAGGCCCGTGATATCTCTTACATAGACAAAGATTGCACGTTTATTAAGGATCTCAACATCGTCAATTTCATTAAAGATCTTTTTGATTGCTTCGATGCATTTAATTTCATTTTCACAAGTCATATCAGATCTAATGTCTTCAAGAAGTACAAAAATGCTCATTGTTGTATCTTCTTTGATTAGATTAGCATCTTGATTATGTTCAACTGAGTAGTTTTCTAGGTCTATTAGCTCGATCTCATTGATTGCATCTTTATCGTCAATGCTGCACATTCTCTTCGATGCTTTAGCTCTTTGACGATTCTTCACAATTAGCCAGTTCTTGGCAACAACATTAAAATAGCTAAATGCTTTTGTTCCACGCGATGCATCAAACTTCTTCAATGTCTCGAACAGAAATGTTATGCAGTCAGTCTTGAGATCATCAAAATTACCATGACTAATGTTAAAGCCTTGGATAAAGATGAGATTTTCAACAAGTTTATCAAATGCAGGAAGTATCTCTTGAATGTAGATACTTTCTCTCGCAGAATCACTACTCTCTTTCTGGAATCTTACGATTGCATCGTGTGTTCCAGCATGGAAATACATCTTCATCCCACTGCCACCCGAAGATGACTTTGCAATCTTTTTCTTATGTGTCATCTTCATCCTCAGCATTTTGAGTTAGATTGTTTGCGACTTTAAGAACGACGTCTCGTGCTTGCTCAATGTCTGCTATTACTTGACGTACTTCAATAGAATCAAAAAAGACAGGTATCTCTAAGATCTTTGTTATTCTTGTGTATATCTGGTCGATCTCATCAAGTGATGTTTCGATAGCATCTTCCATATTGATGATTATCTTACCTAATTTGTAGTTGTAATAGACAGATATGCACAAAAGCACAGTCAAAATAAGACACAAGACACTTAAAAGCACTGCAAGTATCATTTCAGCCCCAAATTATCTGTCAAAGCAATATACTCGCTAAGTATTGAAGATCTTGAGAATTTATTCTGACATTTTTGAGATAGCTCAGATGCCCACTGTTTTGGAATTATGCTGTTATTCCTGAACTTCTCTACCTTCTTCTTGAAGTCTAACTCGAGAGGTTGCGCCCATTTTGTTCCTGCTATAAAGATCTTTCCATCAACTCTTGTTGCTGGGATATCAATCAGCGTGTAATCGACTGGCACAAATTTTCCCATCTTCATGAAATCGAGATGACCTGACCAATTTGTCGTAATAACAGGTAATCCTGATGCAGCTGCTTCCAAGATGGGTAGACCAAACCCTTCACCTCTTGTAAGATTGACTAAACACTTTACTGTAGGATGTCTATAGAGGCCCGCGATTTCGCTGGATGTAAGATTTCCATGGATTAGATGAATCTTTGGAAATTGACTCTTTCTATGCTGATTGATAAACTTGACTACAGTATCTTGAGTAAACTTTCTATCAATTTTAGTACCACGACCAAAGTTTGTCTTTAGGATGATTCCTACATCTTTGTCATCTTTAAAGACATCAAGCATCCACTTTAATGTATCAAGAATATTCTTTCTGTCATCATTTGTATTTTGTGCTGTCATCTGCGATATGATCAAAAAATTAAATGATGTGCTAAGATTTAGATCAATCTTAGAATTTACATCATCAACTTCTGGTATGTACCACTCACCGATGACATGAACTGGAACTCTAATATTTCCTGATTCTGTTAAAGTTCGCTTAACGTGCTCTGATGGAACGATAATGATGGACATTCGATTAGCTGCATCGATCCACTCAGGATTACACCGATCTGTTTCAACAGCTGCAGTTACACCAATGTTGAATTTTGCTAAATTTGGATCCCACTCGTGTGGGAGCTGGACCTGGATCGATATATCAAATCCTGTTGTCTGATTTGTTGACGTGCTCATAATCTGCCTAATCAGGCCATTTTCAGCATCAGGATCAATATACCAAGATGTATTTCCCCAATTTAGAACTTGAGCACTAACTGTCCAAGTATCAATTGACTTTGCCCACTGGTAAATCTGACGAGAGTGCTCACCATACCCCGAAATGCTGAGAAGTGGTGCTCTTACAATTACATTCTTCATCAGATTTCAATTGCCTCCCATCTGTCGTAGTTCTTCTTCCAGTTCTGGATAGTGCTCTTCATCGTCTCATGCCAGTCATCGATTGTCTTTTGATATGCAAACTCAGATGTTGCATATTCTCTTACCTTACTCCTAAGCGCAAGTTTCTCCTCTGGAGACTTTGCAAAAAGTCTGTAAAGTCCCTCGGCTGCTGTCTCTACTGTGACATAATCTTCATAGATGTAGGGAACAAGCTGTGAACCCACCATAGTCTTGCACTCAACTGGGAGGGCAATACCATTCTCTGATCCATCTCGATGATCAACTACTTGCCGTGTTAGACCTCCTGTCTTTACGGCAACAATTGGTGTTCCTGCCTGCATTGCCTCAAGTGTCCCTAGGCCAAAGCCCTCGGCATAAGAAATATTAATGCAACAGTCTGCAATATTGTACAGAATGTTCATTTTATCGAATTCAATACGATCTTTTGAGAAGAAAACATTGTCAACAATTCCAAGCTCTTCAGAAACTGCAAAAAGATTAGGTCCCTCTTGATCCAAAGGATCTGTGTGCACAATCAAAGTCGATTTCCTGTGGCCATCGCGCTCCTGCATCTTATCAAGCATGATCTTCCAGGATAGAAGAACATCAGATGGGCGCTTTCTACGAGCATTCCTGTTCACCCAGATTCCAACAAAATGATCAAGTCGATTGGGACCTAGAATATTCCTCTTAAACATCGTCCTATCATTCTCGCTGATTGGGAAGAATATGTGTCCTGGTATTGCATGAGGAATGAAATTTGTCTTTTCTGGGAATCTATCTTTGATCATTTCATATGTCATGTGTGAATGACAATTGATAAGATCAGTTGATTGATACAAAGTATCATTAAATTTAGGATATGGATGATTATCCCATACATGCCACCAGAGGATTGGGCACATTTGGTGGACCTCATCTTCCATCTCAAAGAGCCAAATGAAGAATCTAGGATCAGTGAAGATCAAAATTGCATCGGGCTTTTCAGTTGCAATTGTCACTCGGATTAGATCTCTATTGCCGAAACCATCAATAGGTTTGATAATAAAGTCTTCATTGACCATGATGCAGCGGTAGTCTGTGTGCTTCATTGCAGCACCAAACTGCCTAAAGGTCCACTCACCCTTCTTGAGGAGACCTTCTATCAAATGACGAGTTTGAGTTCCCACTCCTGACGTGGAAAGAGCGTGGTCCGACAGGACGATGATTTTTTTCTTCTGCATGTGGATATTTGAATAATAACCACCTATTTATAAGAGGTAAACGCTGCAAACTCACTTGAGCCACTGCAATGCTCAGTATTTTTGTAGTCACAATATGTGCAAGACATTCTATTCTTGATCGGCTTGTTTGATTTAACACCAGCGATCATGGAATTAACCATCTTGGTTGCTTTCTCAAAAGCTTTTGGTCCAACTGAGACCTCGACAAGCTCACATGCTTTGCCAGGTTTTGCACCACGCTTTAGAAGAATAAAGCCGCATTTTATCTCTTTAGCATCAATCTCAAATTTTCTGGAGCAGAAATACTTGTATAGTGCAATCTGCGCCTGGTAGATAAAGTCTCGCTTTTTCTCTGTTGTCCAACCACGTGATGACGTTGTTTTCCAGTCAGCAATCCAAAGAATCTCCTTACCTCGTGAGTTCTTTGAACGGAACATGGCATCTACGAATCCCTTGAACTTAATATCTACACCTGGAATTTCTTCATACAGCTCATGCTCAGATGCCATGAACTGCCAATCAGGAAATGTTTCACTTAAAAAGTTTGGGACTTCTTCAAGAATCTGCTCAGCTTCTTTGATCCAATTTTCTGGCTTATCAAAGCCTTTCTGCTGCCATGTCGTTGTAATGGCACTACGCATCCGATCGAGATTAAACGTCCTATGCTCTAGGTAGTCTTCGAGTTCAGCATGTACAATTGTTCCAAAGTCAATATTTGGACTTGGCTTAAACATATCAACTTTATCGATATAGACAAGCTTATGTCTCCAAGGACACTCTTTCCATGTCTTGACTTCAGAGTAAGATACGTGAGGTTTGCCAGTTGGGAATGTAGTCACATTCTAATAATACTACGTGTTCTCAATCTTTTCATTGAGGTATTCGAGAAGAGAAATTCTAGGTTTCCACAACAATTCTTCTCTTGCTCTTGTGATATTTGCAAGAGTTTCTCGTGTCTCTCCAACACGCTCAGCGACGTAGTGTCTGTCACCACCAATCATATCTGCAAGATCATTGATCGAATAATTACGTCCGGTGCCGATGTTGATAGGACCAGTCACATTAACTTTCTCAGCTGAGAGCAGGTTTGCCTCTACAACATCGCTGATATGCGTGAAGTCTCTACGTTGCTTGCCATCACCAACTATAGTCATAGGATGACCCGCTTCCTTCTGTCGCTTAAAAAGACCCATAACTGGCGCGTATTCCCCCTTCAGAGGCTCACGTGGTCCGTAAACGTTGAAGTAGCGGAGAGAAACTGTCGAGAGACCGTAAAGATTCGTGTAAAGATCGCAAACTTCTTCACCCTGCCACTTTGAAAGAGAGTAAGGGGTTGCGCATCCCTTCGGAGCGCTCTCTATGAAAGGTGGCTTTGAAGCATGACCGTAGTAGGAAGATGATGCGGAGTACACAACTCGCTTCACACCTGCTAGACGACTTGCCTCGAGGACTTCTTGAGTTCCTAGAACATTGACAGAAAAACACTCAGAAGGATTATTAACCGTCGGTTGAATTCTAGAACGAGCCGCAAGATGGAAGACAACATCGACATCAATATAGTACTTTCTTAGGTTCGCATCTCTGATGTCATCAATGATGTTAAATGCATTATGGTTCCAATAGAATTGATCGTTCTGTGGTGCCGATTGGTCGTCGATGCAAATAACATTATCTCCACGCCTGATGAGGGTGTCGACAATATGTGATCCGATAAACCCAGCGCCACCAGTTACGAGTGCTCTCATTGTTGTTTCCGCTTGCTAACAGCTCGACCGATCTGCTTCTCCCAATCACGATCATCTGGACCTCGGACCTCAAGATTCTTTTCCCATGAAGCTTGCATCACAGTTGGTTTAACACCATTCTTACGTGCTACACTTATGAGAGCGTTAATGTCTTTTGGAAAACAGTGACCACCAAAACCTCGAACATGTCTTCCATCATGTGTTGGAACAGGACCGGGAACAGACCAGTGTGTGTCGCCGAGACGACGATCAAATTTGGCATATTCGACAACTTTATCGTAGTCTATGTTAAGACCATCACCGTCAAGGGCTTCACAAATCTGTGCGATCTCGTTAGCAAAAGATACTTTCACAGCAAGCATGCAGTTTGTTACATACTTGACCATCTCAGCTGTAGTTGAGCTAGTCTTGATAATAGGAACTTTTGGAAATGCATGTTGGAAAATATTACGAACTGCATTGATATAAGGACGAGGACCGCCAAGAATGATCCTATTTTGATCACGCATATCATTAATAGCATTAGCCTCAGTGAGGAATTCTGGATTGAACACGACATATAGACCGCTGCTGTTGAACATCTTGTTCCAATTCTCTGTGGTGCCCGGTGGTATAGTGGACTTAACTACCGCAATTCTCTCACCTGGAATTGATGCTAGCTCCTCAAGAACACCCTCTACAATACTAAGATCTGCCGATCCATCTTCAAACATGGGTGTAGGAAGACAGACAAAGTACACGTTCGAAAATCCTGGCGTTCCCCCACCTTCATTATCTAAGACAAGTTCTTTAACAGAACTTGGATAGCCAGCAGATTGGTCGCCGTGACTAGGTAGTGCGCCCTTTGCATACTTTCCTGACTTATCATATGCATACACATCAATCCCGTGCTCTGACAAAACTGTTGTTAAGCTTCCACCAACGAATCCTTGACCAATAACGCCGATAGACATCAAATACCTCCTAGTAGTCTAATACTACTCCTTCCCAGTCAAGTAGTAACTTATTATTTGTACTTGGTATGTAACAAGTTGGCGGGAGTCCAATGTATCTAATATTTTTAGGGGAATTTACACTGCATATTTCTTTAATTGCTTCTTTAACTTCGGGGCAAAGACCAAAATCATCATAAACTATTGTTTTACAACCTAATTTAATTGCAAGATTAGTATCAGAAATTACTGCTTCTTTTGTGTGTAGTGCATCTATAAAAGCAATATCAAAATTTATGCCTAAAGACTTAAATTTCTCATAGGCGTCAGGTGAGTAAAGATCTTGCTGCAAGATAACAACATTTTTTAGATCTTTTTCTTTAATAAGTCGACAATTATCTTCATTAATGTCAATAGCAAGGACTTTATTGAAAATCCTCGACAAAAGTCCTGTTGAATGACCTTGAGCCGAGCCTATTTCAATCACATTTTTATGTTCGCTTAAATCCCAAAAAATTTTTAGAATATCAATCTTAAAAAGATGACTTGTTGTTGTTTTCCAAGCTGTCTTGTCAGGACTTGAAAAAATGTATTGAACTGCTTCACTTAAGTTTCTATTTTCCATTTTC